ATAGATCGCTGCACCTCATAGCGTATGGAACAGCTAATACACTCATACTCATACATCGGCATTTATAGCCTCTAATATCTCTTTACTTAACTCATATGGAATCATAGAGCGTTCAAGAGTTTTTAACCCCTGGCTACCTGTAGTACTACCTCTTGGTGCACTTACGTGGCAGCTCATACCTGGCTTGCACGGTTGACGCTCAATCCAATTACTTACGGTGCCCCAAAGGTCTGTAGGTTTTTGCCTAAAATCTCCATATTGGCAATAGGTAATAGTGCGCCTTGGTAAGTCTTGCATAAAACCTTGTTTGCGTAGCATCCCCCTAGGGTTTTCTACAATCCAGCCTTTGCTCGGCTGCAGCTCGTTGATAAGCTCTATAGCCTTTTTAACCATAGCTATACCTAATGTAACGCTTTCATCTTTAGCTGTTAAAACACCGTCCACGTAATGCCAGTATTTAGGAATACTAGCTACGCTAAAAGTAGTACAGGGCGGGCTAGCCCAAACAAAATCAGGCCTACCATACTTAGCCAAAAGGTCTGCAGCATCAAGAGTCAATATATCTACGTTTTCTGTTGCTTGCTGTTTAGGGTTTAACTCAAAACTAATAACTGTGTGCCCTGCATCCTTAAACGCTTGCGTAGCTGATCCTGTACCTGAGTAAAAGTCAAATATCAGCATAATTAACCAATAGGCAAACGCTCATTTTGCTACATACCTTGCATTGTAAAACTTTTACGTTAGCAGGCAGGTTATCTGTAACAATGCGCTCTATCTGCTCTGTTATTTTCTTACAGCTGCGGCACTCAAAGCGTATTGACTCACTCATAGCTGCACCGCCTCTGAGATAGGCAAAAGGGCCACGGTCTTATCAACCTGGCCCTGAGAGTCAAACTCTGTCTTAGCAGGCAGCCTTTTAACTGACCACTTAACGCTTATCTTACGCAGGTTAAAGGCGTAGATGCCCTTAGGTGTGGCATTAACGTAAAAGGGCGTAAAGCCCAGGCGTTCGGCCTGTTGCATTAGGGCATCATACTTTTCTTGCTCTATGAGCAAATTATCGTAATGCGTGTGCCTGCACTTTAGCTCTATGTGCAGCCTATACAGGGTGCTAGTGGCATCGTGGTATTCGTATTGGTCAGATGACTTAGTTAGATCTTCTAAGTAACGGCCTTTAATGTAGTTAAATAGCTCTTGCTCTGTGTCTATCATCGACAGCCTTTGCAAAACCATATGATATTTTCAAAGCTGTTTTTTTGATAGCCAAACTTATCTAGTTGTGCTACCAGGGCGCATTTATCGCACTGCTCTACCTTGTATTCAGCTGCTAACTCACCGTTAACAAAGAGTTTGCCTGTCATTTCTTTGAGGTTGATTAACTCGTAGCTGTCGCTCATACCTGGGGCGCCCAACCTGTAGATGTCTGCATATACCAAACGGGGTCACATTGTGTTGCCTTGCTCTTTTCTATACAGCTGTAATTGCCCCACTCTTTGCCTGTCTTGGCGCTTGTGCCTGTACGCCATACACGGGCACCGTGTTGGCACTCAGGCTTGCCTTGTAAATAGATGCCGCCTAGCTCGTTTTTAACAGCTTCAATACCTGCAGCTAAAGTAGGTGTTGTAGCCCATAAATCATCACTCACAGGTGCTACGTCCTTAGTGCTAAGCGCCTCTACCTTTTCCATATCCTGTTTAGTACTACGAGCAATACCGCCAGGAGTCAGCAAACCAATAACGCGCCCGTAAGCGCTTGTTACTGCGTTTTCTACCCAAAAGTGTAAATTAACGCCACGGTCTGAACGCATCTCAAAAGCATAATCAACAGCGCTAGGTAGATGATCTTCGTACTCTTTGTACGCCTCAGCTTTAACCAAAATATAACCTTTTGTTATGTCTATATCCTCGATATAAGCAACAAGGCGTAGGGTCGGATATTCTGCACGTGCCCTAATAATGCGGGCGTTGACATCCTCGTATCCTTCTAAGAAATTACTCATCGCTTGGCCTCAGCTTCTTTTAGCGCCTTAGCTATATTACGGCCACGTAGGTAACCTTCACCCAAGCCTACTTTGTAGCCCATTTCATAAGCTGCGTAGATAAATAAGCCCATAAATAGGCAAACCATACCTACTACCATTAGATCTAAACTGTTCATCTTTCGCCCTTTGTTAAGGCCGAGTCGCTACTTATCCGAGTAGCCCTCTCGGCGTGTGTAGTTAAAGTATGAACCTACGCACCGACAAAAGGCAACGCGACACGCCCTACTTACTAAGTCTGTCCTCTAACAACAGCTCATAGATTTTATCTACTCGTATCTCTATACGCTCAACGCGCCCTACAAGGTTATGCCCACCGTTGCCGTCAGGCTTTAGCTCAGATAGGTAGTACTTAACAAGGTGCCGCACAAGCCCAGCCATAAGCCCTGAAAGCGTAGCAATCCCCAAAGCTACGGCTATGTATGCCTGGGCCTGTGACACTTACTTAGCGCCTATTCCCAGTTGCTTTTCATTAGGTGCTATAGCTTTAAGGACTGGGCCAATAAGTCCAGCTACAAAAGCATTAGCTAATACCTTAGGATCTGTAATCCCGCTGAGGTATAACGCACCCACGCAGGCAAGCGCCGCACGTAGGTAGGACAAGGCCGCGGCCTTTAGTTGCTCTTTCATTTATTCGCTCTTTTCTAGCCCTAATTTAGTTATTAACTCTGCAACCTTTGCAGGGCCAATATTTATCTCAAAGTGCATTTCATCTTTTCTAGTCCAATCCCCGCCCCAGGTTAGGCCGTATTTTTTAGCCAAGGCACGGATCATAGGTACCTTAGCTGCATCAAACGTACCTACTTTGCCTAAAGGGTGTTTTGTAGCGTTTAGGTCTATAGCTGTACCGCTAGCGTGGTTACTCAGTTTGCCTACCACACCTCGTACGTCTCTGTAGGCATAGCCCCAATCGTCAAAAGTGCCGCCCTCTATTGGCTCTATTAGCTCGTTAAACTCTTTAGCAAAGTTAATAAGCAAGGGCGCCACCTTTTCAGCGCAGCGGATTTTAAGGCTTGTGCCCTCTACATTAAAAGGCTTAACGCCTATCTCAGCCTGATCCTTAGATGCTGGCCAGCCGTTGTAGCTAGTCTGCATTAACTTAACAGTAGTTTGGCTTCATCTGCAGTTAAACCTAACTTTTCAATTAAAGAGTTTTTTGCAGCTAATCTTTTGTTTTCTTCATCCTGTACTATTTCTTCAATTTTTGACCATACGCCAATTTGAGCCACTTCTTGTGCGTTCAAATCGCGGCTAGTTTCTTCTCCTGTTTGCACGTCAATGCTAACTTCTTTCATTATCCACCCCAGATGATGTAGTTGCCTGCTGTGTAGTTATTGCCTGTTGATGTCTTAAATTGTAGTGATGAGACTGCTGCTGCGCTTTTGTATATGCCAACTGAGCTTGCATTGGGCGTATCGCCTCCGCTTGAAAGATACTTCTCTTGGACTGTTGCTGTGGTAAATCCAGCAGCTTTGCAATTTTCAAAAACATAAAAACGGCCATTGTCTGTGTCTGTGCGAGTTTGACTAGCTGCACCGAATCCAGCATAAAAATAATTAGTTGCGGTTGAATAATATCCTGTTGAGAAAGTTGTTTGGTTGTAGCCACCGACTAGCTCATAATTTGCGCCTGTGTCAGAATTAATAGTTACCATAATGCTTGCATTGTTAGTAGCCCAGGTAAGGCCGTCTAATCTAACTATAAGTGTGTCATAAGATGACAAGCCAGTAAGTGAAAGACTAGAGGCCGCAGGCATTGTGCCTGTTGCAATTTGTGCAATAGTTAAAGCTGCAGACGGTGTAGCAGGCGTAGCCCAACTTGGAATACCACCTGCAACAGTTAAAACTTGACTTGTAGAGCCAATTCCCAGGCGTACAGGTGTTGATCCTGGTGAAGAATAAATCATATCGCCTGTAGTGGTCATTGGGTTAGTCATACCTGTTGTATCTAAATTAGCCCACGCGCTACCTGTATAATATGTAGTTACGTTAGTGTCTTTAAGGTAGGCAAATTGCCCCTCTTGCGGTGAGGTTATAGCTGCATCTCGCGCAGCCGCTGAGGCAAACACCAATACGCCTTGCATTAGGTAGCCGTTAGTGTCAGCTGCCGTAAGCACCTCGCCAGTAGTAAAGGTCTTAAAACCTAATCCAGCTGCCATAGTCCTATCTCCTTAATAACTTAATACGCCGCTGTCAAGCAAACCGTATATGGATGAGTCTAATATAAAGCCGTCAATAATTGGCTCTAAAGTGGTAAGTGTTGTTTTCCAGCTGTTAGGCGTAATGCTTTGAGCTACGCCAAACACCTGCAAAGTCTTAGTTAGCGTTGATCCGCCAGGCTGGTTAGTTGTAATAGTTACAGGGTCAAAGTAATCCAGGCTAAGGGCTGCAATAATGCCTAAGTTATAGTTATCTGTATAAAGGTCTAGCTGTATAGCATCGCATCTAATACTAGTCTCAGCCCTAGATGCAACGTATGCCTGTGCATAGTCCAGGGCCACGGCATCGGTCTGCATTAGTAGGTTTTGTTGGTTATAGCTATGCACAAAATACTTATCTATGCTGGGCTGGTTTATGGCTACCTGAGCTGTGCCACCTGTTCGGGTAATACTGGCTGAGTTGTAAACTAGGGTATCGTCAAGGCGCCACACCGCATTGAAGTAGCTAATATCTGTGCCGTTATCGTTAAATACTGTCGGCGTAGCTCCTGTACTGCCAGCCGTCACGTTACGATCTTGAAAGACAAACGAGCCAGCGGCATCTACGTACAAAGCCCCGTACTCGCTAATCTCTACAGTTTGCATAGCTGCAAGGCTTGTGCGGGCTGTGCCTGGGTCTGCCTGCATAGTAGTTAAACCTGCATCTACGTCACGCATAGAGGCGGGCCAATCAATAGCATCTAGCAAGGCGTTAATCCTTGCACCGCTAAGCTGACCCGCTGAGGTGCCCGATACGGTACTGATCTGTGCATTTTGTGCCAGCCTAAAAGCATCTACCGCTTGGATAGTTGTATAAACCACATCATTAGCGTTTTTAGGCGTAGTAGTTGTATAGCTTGTAATAAAGCCTGAAAAGATAGGGTAAGTAGTTGCGCCGTATGTAGCCGTAATCTGCACTTTACGCATAGGCGTTAATAAATTGTAATACGGCCCGCTTGGGTTTTGTGGGTTAAAGTCTCCATTTTGGTCAACAATACGCAGCGATAGGGTGCCCGTTTGAAATTGGTCAGCCTGGGCGTTACGGCCTCTAATAGTTTGGATATTATCCACTACGTTTGATACGTCCACAATTACGCTGGCACTATCTGCTAATACGTTTGTGCCTAATATGCCTGAGCCTAAAATCATAGCCTGAGCAAAGCTAGGCCCAGTACTAAAGTTAATAACAGCGTTTACTGTAGGTATTGTCATACTGCTATAGCCCCTGCGTAGGTAGTTGTATAGCCTCGGCGCGATATTTCATTAAGTGCATTTTGCACGGCATCCACAATTATATTTTCACTACCAACCACGCCTGCGTTTACGGTTATATTGTAAGCGCCTGCAGGTATCTGCCCCTCGCCTGCACCTGCACCGCGGCCTGAGCCTTTCTCGGCAAAATAAGTCATAGCGTTAGATGCAGCAACTTGCGCAGCTCTATTAGCATCATCATAGTTGCGGTCTGGATTTTGGCCAGGGTTATAGTCAACGCCAGGTATAAGGCCAGCAACAGCTGCAGCCGTGCCGCCCTTAACATTGCCACCAATCGTTCCCACGCCTGGCAAAGTTAGGGTAGGGAACTTAAACTTAGCTAATAGGTCTAAAGCCGATTGTAGGTTAGCCAGATTAATAAGATCCGTAGATTTCATACCTGCTAAAACTCTATTTATATCTAGCAGTTTAGCATCTTGCTTTTGCAAAACGCCTAATATCTTTAAGTCCTCGTTTAGTTTGGCCGTAGCCTTTAATATGGCTGCCTCATCCTTAGACGCTATGGCATCTTCAAGGGCGTTTATATCTTGCTTAATCTTTAGGCGCTGTACATCGTTGGCAATAGCTAATATCTGTGCGCCAGTAGTAGCTTTGCCTAACGCCTCAGCCTGACCAATTAAAGCGGCGTTAAGTTGGATTTTATCTAAGTCAAAAACATCTGAGCCTTTAGCTAAAGCTAAGTTTGCTTTATCTAGGGCTAAAGTTAGTCTTTTATCTGCAAGGATTTTAGCCGTAGCTTTTTGCTGGTCTTTAGTAAGAGCTGTTATTTTCTTTTGAGTAGTTAAATATGACCCCGCCTGAATAGGATTTTTACCCATAGCTAGTGCATTTTGCTTGGCTATCTGAGCATCTATCTCATCTGCAACTTTATCAAAGTTTTTTATAGCACTTACAGGATCAGTTAATAGCTCAAAAATTGAGGGCACAGCGTTAGATAATCTAAAAAATCTGCCAAAATCTACGATTAAGTCACTTATAGCTTCTGCGTATTTTTCAATGTCACCCGTAGCATTATTAAAACTACCGCTGGACTCTGTGAGAGCCTGGATTATGCCCTTGCCTATAACCTCTTTAGCATTATTGCCAGCAATAGTAAGTTTATTTAGTTGGCCTGCATAGCTCTCAGCGGCAGAGGATGCCTGTCCTGCAAACAGCTCGCTTAATCTTATCTGTATCTCCTCAAAAGATGAGGAGGTTAATTCTGCTTTAGATAGTCCTACGCCTAAACGGCCTAGTGAAGCGTTATTGCCTAAGAAAGCCTTTTGTAGCCCCTGGCTAACTTGAGTTAAATCTTTACCAGTGCCCGCCGCTATATCTAAGGCGAGGCCTAATAATGTAGTTGCCTTGCTAACTGAACCCGTGGCGCGAAGCAACCTATCCATAGCGGGGCGCAGCTGGTCATCTAGCACACCCGTTTGCTTTTCTAGGTTGCTAATCATCTCATTAACATATTTTGAGGTGTTGCCAGTCTCTAGACCAAGATTTTTTAAGGTAATGCCAAGAGATCGGGCAGCGTTATCATCTTGTATAAAGGCTTTAACAGATGCTTTGGCAAAAGCAACTACAGCTGTAGTGCCAAAAGCAATACCAAAAGTTGAAGCTAAACTTTTTACACTTTTGTTTAATTTATCGGTAGCAGTTTGGGCTTGCTTAAAGCCTTTAGCATCAAACTTAGAGCCTATGTTAATATCAGGAAAAGCCATTATGCAGCACTCCTTAATCTATTGCCCTTAGCGCGCTGCTCAAATTGCATTGTCGTTTTATCTATAGCTTTCATAGCAGCGCCCTCAGCTACGCCACGATTTTTAGCCCAGGCCTTAAATATCAAACGCCCACTACCTTTGAGGCTAGAGGTCAATGGGCCTAAGTTGCTAATAAACTGAGCGCCTGCGCCTTCCCAGTTTGATCGGCTAACTTTTTTAGTAGCCCCACCTGCCTTTGGCCCAACCCACGGCTGAGGCCCTATAAGGCCTGCAGTTTCATAAATAGCACCTGCAGCGGATTGGTTAATAATTCTAGCCATAGATGTAAAACCATTGGCATTAGCTTTACTGGGCGTTGTTTTGTAAACAATACCTTTTTTTATAGTTGAGGAGTCATAAAATGGAAAACGGGCCTCGCTAAATGCGCGCGGTTGCCAGCCACGCATAATGTCACTATTGGCTGGAACAAACCCTCTAGCCTGGGTAACCACAGGTTTTAAGGCCGCAGCTAACTCTGTTTTTAATTGCTTATCTAAATCAGGTGCAAAACGCTTTAAGGCTCTACGTAGATCGCTATATCCTCTTAGCTCTACCTTTGCCATTTTGCATCTCCTTAGCTTTATCGTTTATTACCCTGAGCATATTCTTAAACATAAAATCGTCCAGGTCTAGCAGATACTGGGGCGCGATACCCGTCTCTACGGCTAGCTGTGCAACCAGGTAACCAAAACTACCGCGCCCCACTATTGCGAAGGGTCATCGTCCAACACCTCGACCTTAGCTAAGGTGTCTAAAAACTCTGCCCCAAACATCGGTACGGTTTGCCCGCTTGTGCGTAAACACTCCCAGGCTAGCCAGTACACATCGCTCTGCTTTTCATCATCCCTAAAGGCTTTGTGAAAACCTTTTTTAGCGTATAACTCAAAGGCGTACTCAATACGTGGCGTAATCTGATGATCCGATACGCTGCCGTCTGCCCTTGTTATTTTAAGTTTTGCCATTGTGTTAGCCCCTTTTCTTTATTCTCAGCTAGTTGTAATTACGATTGGTGAGTTACAGGTAAAAGTAATGCTCTGTGTAGCAATATCTGCAACAGCGCCGTTAATATCTGTAGTGTTATTAACTAGCACAGTAGTGCTGTAAAGCGGGTTAGTTGCTGAAGTTGCAGCGCTTGATTGCTTTAGTGTTAGGGCTACAGTTGTACCCCAGGCAGCTTGCAAAGTAGCGTTTACGTTTGCTGCAGCTGTATCGCTCAAAAAGTCTAGAGTGATAGTGCTGGCCTCTAGGCCCTTAACAAACTTATGCGCTGTATCACCCATAGCTGTAACTTCTAGCTCGTCAAAAGCACGGTTGATAGTTGCGCTTGTTACGTGATCTGATAGGGCTACCGAGTTAAGGGTAACCACTACGGTATTGGATAGATAAATCGCCATTGGGCTATTCTCCTATTTTCTCGGTAGGTGTGTCTTTTGTCTTTGTCTCTTTAACCTCTACTGGCAGCTCTTGGCCAATTTTGATTAAAAACGCTTTTTCTTCATCTGTAAGTGCCATTAGTTAGCTCCAGCTCGTTAGTATG